TTATTCATCATTTGATTCTGCACTGTACTCCACATCAGATAGCTTAACCTCAAGCTCTAAGCCCGTCGTGAAGCCGCTATTATTTAGATTGTGAGTTACCTTACTGATTAACCATGATTGCTCGTCTATGACACGCTTAAAGCCCGACACGCGCACCGGTGTTTCAGGGAATAAATCAGCCCTACCAAGCGCCAGCGTAATTGAAAACTCCGCAACGCCTCGCTGCAGCTTATCCCACTTTGCCTGAGCTGCGCGCATCGCCTGCGCCTTGGAAGCGTAGACCGTCGTCAGCGCCAGCACGTTATCGGCCTCACCGGCCATATACTCGCCCTCGCGCGCCTCCGGCTCTTTTTTGGCCTTTGTCTTTTTGCTAACCGGCTTTGCTTTCGGGTGCTCCAGTGCGCGCAGGTGCTTCTCTTTTGGCTTACGTTTCAGCGTTACTTTCTGCTTTTGCAGCTTCGGGTCTTTGGTGTGCAACCATTTTGCTGTTACGCCGGTGTAAGCCCCACGGTCAGCAATGGCAAACTGATGACGGTCGCCATCGCTGCGGGTCAGGGTCATTTGCGGGACGGGTTTGCCGCTGGCCGTCATTGCACTACCGGCTTTCAGAAACAGGAGTTTACCCGCTTTCACTGACACCGCCGCCCCATTGCGGTCAGCCAGCCGGGTCAGAAATACGGCGTCGGACTCCTGCGATTGGTCGATATGCGGTACCGGTATTTTTTTCAGTGAATCCGCGACACTGGCCGTCAGTTTATTGCGCTTTGCAATGGTGCTGACCAGCTCACCGAGGGTGGTGTCGTGCCACGATTCTTCACGCCGTGAATTGAGCGTTCCGCGAAAGTCTGCACTACGCGCGCGAATGGTCAGGGTATCAGGCGCACCCCGATGCTCAATCTCATCGACCGTGAAATCGCCCTTATTCAGAAGCGCCGAATCCTGCCAGCCAAGCCACAGCGTCAGCACCGCCCCGCGCATGGGTAGCTCGACTTTTCCATCGGTGTCGTCGAGCTCAATGTCGAGCTGGTCAGCCTCAAAACCCCGGTTGTCGGTCATGGTGAGAGAAATCAGCCGGTCACTAAAATTACTGGTAATGTCCTGGCTGTTCAGTGTCAGCATAAACGCCGGTGAAAGGCTGGTACCGGCATCAATAGTCATACCCGTTATCATGCTGTCAGCCCCCCGAGCGCACCCTGCAGCTTATCAGTGAGATTACCGGCAGAGCCTAGAAGCTCGCTTGCCTGCTTATTCAGGTCGCCAAACATTGCCGTCAGTGATTCGTCGACCCGTTTCAGCGAAAGGGTGAAATCAATCTTTCTGGCCGCGCCGTCGCTGAAAAACTCGGTATGCGTAGTCGACAACTTATCGACGATATACATCCCGAAGATATTGCCGGTTCCCTCAATCAGCGGCCACGCTCTGCCCTCGTCGGCCATCAACTCAACAGCCAGCAGTGATATACGACCGCCGGTAATAGCAGGGTAAAGCGTACCGGCAAGCTGGATCGCGTTTTCGCCCTCGCCGAGAAACTGATACGCAGGCGGTTTACCTACCCGGTCATTGGACGCCCAGCGGTAATCCTTCGAGTGTTGCATCGACTGATAAGGCATGGTGCGGCGTTCAAACACGAACATTCCAAGCGCAAGCATCATCGTTTTATTCCTCCTCAGTAGTCGTGGGTCATACTGGCACGCTGACGGGCGCGTTTATCACGCTCAACCTGTTCGAGCGTGTCACGTAACTGTCGGTCGAGTTGATGCCCCGGCGAAACGCCACCCGGCAGATTGATGTTGTATTCGCTTTTACTCTGGTCGATATAAGAGCGTCCCGCCGGTGCGGTAACGGGCTGGTAAGCCTGATAACCGCCATAGGTGCTGGTAGCCGGAATGTAGGAATTACCCTGCGTGGCGGCGTTGGTTTTGGCGGCGGTCTGGTCGAGACTGTCCGACTCTTTGTTGATGATGCCGAGCTTTTCGAGAAGCCAGTTGACACCGCTGCGCAGCTTGTTAAAAACATTGAGCGGAGCCATCAAGGCCGAGGCCAGTGCCTGACCAAAAATAACGCCGACATTTTTGCAGCTATCAAGCGTCTCCTGCGTGGCCTTGACCGGTGCAATCAGGTCTTTAAACCATTGCCAGACTCCGCGCAGCTTCTCACCGATGCCGTCAAAAATAGGTGCCAGTGGAGCGAACATTTCCCCGACAGGTGCAAAGGCACTCATGATGCCCTCAATCAACCCTGAGAAAAATGCGCTAATGGGTTCCCAGTATTTGCGGATGAGTAGCGCCCCGGCCACAATCGCCGCACCGACGGCCAGAATCGGCCAGGTAATCGCGCCCAGTGCCGTCACAATGGCACCACCTGTGACAGTAAAGACCGTCCCCAACAAGCCAGCAGCGGCAATAATGGCATTAATACCCATAACAACCGGCCACGCAACGAGGCCAATGCCGCCGATGACACCAATCAGTGCCAGCGCGCCACCGGCAATAATGCCGATAGTTGTCGCCAGACCTTTGTTTTTCTGGATCCAGCCGTCGAGCTTTAACACGTATTGTGTGGCGGTTTGGGTGAGTTTACGCAGCGAGCCCTCTTGCTGGTCAAAAAGGTCGGTACCGACAGCCTCATAAGCCGATTGGAACTCTTTAAAGTCGCCGCCGAGGTTATCCTGCATAACCTTAACCAGTTCCCCGGTTTTACCGTCTGACGCTTTCAGCGCGGCGGTTAGCTGGTCGAGCTTGCCGCTGGCCGCAGCCGCCATCAGCACATTAGCCGATGAGCTGGCTTCCTCGCCGAATATCGTTTTCATGTATTCGGCCTGCTGCCCGGTGCCGAGATTGTTGCGCTTAAAGCTGGCCTGCATTTCTTTCAAGATGGTAAATATCGGACGCGTATTGCCTTTGCTGTCTGAGGTTTTGACGCCCAACTCTTTGAGGGCATCCCATGCCTTGCCAGTCGGAGCCTGCAGGCGACTTAATACTGCACGGCTCCCGGTACCGGCCATCGAGCCTGTGATTTTTGCATCATGCAGAGCGCCCACCATTGCGGCAGTTTCTTCAATGCTGACACCGGCATTTTTTGCCACCGGTGCGGCATAGGTCATCGCATCACTGAGGCCGTCAAAGTCGGCAGCGGTTTTATTCATCACCGTAGACAGCACGTCGCCAATATGCGCAACCTTGTCATTGGATAGCTGAAACGCGGAGCGCATCCCCATCAGTAACGCGGCGTTTTCTTCCATTGTGCGACGGTTAGCAAGCGCCATATTCAGCGTGACTGGCGTTGTTGCCTGAATAGCGGCGGCATCACCACCACCTTTTGCGATAATAATCTGCGCACTGGCAGCATCGTCGGCAGAGGCGGCAGTGTTGTCGCCGAGCTGGCGCGCCTGTTTGCGTAACGCCTGCATTTCTGGCGACTGCTTATCGACCCCGAGCACAGCCTGCAGCTCGGAATTTTTCTGCGCAAAGTCGTAACCGGGCATCAGTAATTTAGCCCCGGCCATCGTTCCCGCCGTCGCGATACCGACCCCGGCAGCACCTGCTGCTGCCATGTTACCGGCAAGCTCCTTGCCTGACTGGTATCGGGCTTTCACCCGGCTTAATTTCGCCTGCTGCGCACTGACGCGTGCCAGTGCCTCACGCTGACGGTTAAGCTGCGCCGTCGTTTCACTGATGGAGGTTTTGAGCCGACGCTCATCGGCAGAGAGGGTACGGGTATTGATACCGGCCTGCATCAGCTCAGAGCGCTGACGCTGTACCGACGTTCTCAGGCCGTTGTATTTCGTCTGCAGCTCAGAGGCGGCACGCTTTGCCGCATCGAGTGCCTGCGCCTGCGCGCGGGTCGGACTGGTGGTGTTTTTAAACTGCACGGCCAGCTCACCGGCCTCGCGTTTCGCTTTCTCAAGCGACTGACTGGTCACGGCCAGTTGCGCGCTTGCCTTACGAAAGCCGTCGATTTTTGACGCCTGACCATTCAGGTCACGCAGCCCTTTTTGTGTGTCGCGAATATCACCCGACAGGGATTTACTCGCGGTCTGGATAGATTTAAGCGGTCTGGTCGCCTGGTCGACCGCTTTCAGCAAAACCTCAAGCCTCAGGTTATTACTCATTGTGGTTTCCGCTACGCTGCAGCGCCTTTTCGCGCCATGTGATGAGCTCTGTCAGGCTCAGGGAATAGAGCTCTGATGGCGACCAGTGGAATATCACTGCGATATCCGCCATCAGGTCATCGGTCGACAGGTCAGTCGGAAAGTCTATTCCGCCGAAGCCGGTGACAAAAAACCAATCACCTTAGCGGCCAGCGACAGCATATCGGGCAGGTTCATCGCGGTTAGTTCCTGTGCCGTTAGCGCGGGATAAGTCATGCGGGGCAGCACTTTAATCAGCGCATCGACTTCGGACTGCGCAACCGCCGCCAGACTGACGCCTCGCAGGGTACCGGCGTTCGGCTCAATCAGGGTGACTTTATCAATCGTCTGACCGGCGCGCTTAATCGGCTTGTCGAGGGTCACGACGTTCGGGTTTACGGTGTCAATTTCATTGCCAGCCGTATCAACAAATTCAGCGGTTTTGCGTGGTGCTTTTGCCATGATGTTTTTCTCTGCTCTGAAAGGGAGTTAATAACCGGACAGCAATGCTGACCGGTCAGGGAATTACAGCCCGATTGCGCGGCGGTGCTGTTCCAGACGGTCGACGCCGTTCACCTTCTCGACCATGTTGACGGTGTCGATTTCGATGATGTCGCTACCATCAATCGTGAGGCGGTAATAGGTGCAAATGGTCGACAGTTTGGTCGAGGTGTTTTCACCCTGCTTATTCTCGCCGCCGTCGATTTCTTTATGACGGCCACGCATGACCACCTCGACCGCCACGATTTCGCCGGTGTCGTCGCGCTGGTAAGAGCCAGCAAAGCGCAGCGGCACGGCATCAGCACCCGGCGCGGCGTACTGAGCCCACAGCGCCACATCAGGCAGACCACCGACAGCCCACTCGACGGTGAGTGCATCGTCGTCGAGGCCGAGGTCAATCGGTGCCGCGCCATTCATGCCGCCACCGCGATAGTTTTCGAGCTTGCGGGTCAGCTTCGGCAGCGTCACGGATTCAACAACGCCCATGTAGCTGAGGCCATCATTGAACATGTTCAGATATTTGAGTTTGCGGGGTAGTGCCATGTTGTCTCAGGCTCCTTAGCTGTTGACCGATTCGGCCAGATTCACCAGATATTTATCGGTGATACGCTGGCGCAGGGTCAGGCTTTCCAGTGGGGGAACCGGCGTATAGTCGTAGTCGATATACAGTTTTCCGGCCTTGAGGGTTTCCTTATCGTTCGATTCCTCGTCGAACCAGCATTCACCGTCCACGATGTAGCCATTTGATTTCAGCTCGCGGAATTTGGCGTTAATACCGTCGACAATGTCACGGATAAGCGATGCGGTGATGGGTTTATCGACCGCCCACATGTGCGCCTCAGCCATTGTGTCGGCCAGCACCTGCGCGGTACGGGTGTAGTTCTCAAACAGAAAAAGCGGGTCATCAGAGCAGGTGCGGTTACCCCAGAAGCGGAAACCATCCTTACGCACCAGAGTCGTGACCCCTGCCTCGTTGAGCAGGTCAGCATCGGTGCCGGATGCCTGCAAATCCCAGAAGACTGACGCACTGATGCCGGTGACACCCTGCACGCCGACGTTAGACAGCGTTTTGTGCCAGCCGATAGTCTGGTCGATGTAGGCACGCAGACCGAGTGCGCGAGCGGTGGCGTATGCCGTCGCGGTGGCGTTCGCGGTGGTATCCCATGCGAGGAAGTCAGGCCAGATGACCATCAGTTCGCGCTGGCTGAAATTCTCGCGATAGGCCATCGCCTCGGAAATGGTTTTACAGCCCCACGCACTGACATAACAAAATGCGCGTAGTTTGATAGCGGCTGACGCAAGTGCGACCGCCACCTCTTGCGTATCGAGACCCGGCACACCGAGAATGCGCGGCTTAACACCGGTGACCGCTTCGGCAGTCAACAGCGCCTTAATGCCAGTGTATTTACCATTCTCATCAGTGCCGCCGATGACGTTGGAAATAGTCTGCGCTTCCGCGTCCTCTCCGGTACCTTCGGCAACGCGTACGACTACAGTGACGGGTTTTGACTGGTCGGCGATAGCCTGCAGGGAAGCAGACAGCGTGCCTTTTTTACCGGCTTTCGCAATGGCGCTCTGCACATTGGTAATCAGTACCGGCTCATTGAGGGGAAATGTCGCGGCATCCGCATCGCTGGCCGTACAAACCATGCCGACAATTGCGGTTGCAACAGTGGAAATGACGCGGGTGCCGTCGTTAATTTCGAGCACCTGCACGCCGTGGTGAAAATCACTCATCCGGTTAACTCCGTGGTTAGTGGGCGAGTGTTATTGTCCCGTCAGGTCTGATAATGGGCTATTTGTCATCGTTCGCTAAGGGTTGGCACAACGACAGTCAGTTCGTCGACGCGGGAAATTTCTTGTACAGCGTAGATACTCCAACATCAAAAATCAGTGCTACACGTTTGCGTGATTCTCCGGCAGCAATCAACCGACCAGCCTGAGCCCACTCATCCATCGTTAACTTTGGTCGTCTTCCTCCAATTCGCCCCTGAGCGCGAGCTGCAGCCAGCCCGGCGCGAGTCCTCTCGACAATCAGTTCGCGTTCCATTTCTGCGAGAGCCCCCATGATATGAAAGAAAAAACGCCCCATCGGTGTCGAAGTGTCAATACTGTCGGTAAGGCTTCGAAAATTAACACCTCGCTGGCGAAGCTCCTCAGTCATTGAAACAAGGTGCCGCATGCTACGTCCAAGCCTGTCGAGCTTCCACACAACGAGTGTGTCGCCCTGATTAAGTCGCCTGAGCGCCCGGTTCAATCCTGGTCTGTTTGTTGATTTTCCGCTGATTTTATCTTCAAAAATAAGCTCACATCCTGAGCGCTCAAGCGCATCACGTTGCAAAGCCGTGTTCTGGTCATTTGTTGATACGCGCACATACCCAATAAGCATGGTTTTTCATTCCGTTAAAATGAGAAATCATGCCATCAGACTGATAAATATGCATTTTCAAAAA